CGTTATCTGACATATTGTTAATACCATTTTGCCATCTTTCGAAAGCATTTCTCAATTTAAAGTTTGTGTCGTTAATAACTGTTACATTCCAATCTGCAAATGTTCTGTCACCTGCGATTTTAATTGCACGGCCTCTAAAATTTACGTTAACCGTACCAACTGACATCGCTGGAATAACTGTTGATTTACATAAGAATGCAAGTTCTTCTATTTCTCCACCAACTTGTGCGTAACCAGGAAAAGGCATTGTTACCTTAAACTGATTGGCTCTTGCGCCACCGCCAGCAAGTTTAGCTTTGAAGTCATTAATGTTTGCCATTTTTTATTCTCCTCTTCTAAAATTACCCAGCGACTTCCTCGAAGGAAACACCAGTTCTGGTTGCTACAAATGATAATGTGATAAAGTTGATACTTCTTGCTGGTTTCACAAAGATTTCAGCAACAAATTCATTTCTATCAATTACATCACCTGTATTGTTAGTTTCATCACACACTACTAAAAAGTCTGTGATACCTCTACGACCTTGTACCTCTCGTAAGAACGGCTCAACGATATTTCTAAAGTTCGCTCTAGTAAATTCGTCATTTAGTTCAAACAATTGGAATTTAGACGCAGTTGAGATAGCTTTTTCTAAAGTGATAAACAATCTTCTTACGTTTACTCTGTCAAATGCAGATGGCGCAGAAAGACCAGTTTTGTCACCAAATAGAACAGTACCTTGACCTGGGAAAGTTACCACAGGATTGATTCTACTTCTATATAAGTCATCTCTTTCAGTTTTATTAGGATTGTAAGCCAATTTAACAGCTCCTCTAATTGTTCCTCTATTCAAACCTGCTGGTGAGAACCAAGAGTCAGCAATTAAGTCTGTTCTTGCTGATAATCCCGCAATGTCTCCGTTTAATGGAACAAATCTATATGTATCGTTATATCTGTCGTACATATATTTGTAACCACTATCAAAGAAAACGTATGAGCTTGATCTAACTGTTGAATAGAACGCTGTTACGTTTGATGTTTGCGTTGTTGAATTAGCAACATTGACTACATCATTTCTTTCTGGTGATACGAATGCAACACAATCTTTTCTTTGTTCAGCAATTGTGATAAGATTATCAATGTGTGTCGCAGAACAAGTACCAGCAACTATTAAACCAACATCAACTGTTTCAGCGTCTTGGAATTTTTCATACGCTGTTTTAAGTTGTGCGTCAGTAACAGCTGATCCGTCAGAACCTGCTGATAAAGACTCTAATGTTGGAGTATCTACTGCTGTGAAAGATGTTCCACTTGCGTTGTTTCCCCAATTTGAACCAGATGCGTTATGATCTGTCCAATAGATGTATTGTGATTTATTGTAAATTACAGTTGGATAATAATTAGACTCTCCTTGCGGTGATTTAGCGTCTGCTGCTTTTGATGCTGAATCAAAAACTTCTAACACTTCTCCTGGAACACCTGAAATACCACCATCTTCGTCAACAACGATTATGTGTATTTCATCATTCGAACCTGATCTATCAGATACGAAAGGTGAAGTTCCTGGAGCACCAGAAACGAGATCATAATATCTCCATCTTCTTCTTACACTTGAAGTATCAGCTACTGCAGTATGTAAACCACCTGTACCTGTTTCTTTTCTTACAAATGTAATTGTATTTGTGCCTGTATTGTTATCAGTTACTCTATATTCGTAACCGCCTGACTCTGCAAAGTTTACTATGTCACCGACATTGATGTCTGATGAATCGTCTAAAACAATTGTAGTGTCTCCCACAGCAGTTGTTGCATCGTTAACAGTTGTTACACCGCTTTGTTCGTATGCTGTTGCTGTAGCACAAGTGGCAACTTGTAAACTGTTACCCCAAGCTCCAGCTGTTCTTGCTGTGAAGTTACCTACGTTTGCTTGACCTGTTGCATAGTTATCTTGGTAGTCAGTTGTATTTTCTATCAAAATGCTACTACCTGTAGTATTCGCATTTGTTAAACTACTATTTGTTGCTCGTACGACTCTAAGCGCATTAGAATATTGTAGAAAGTTAGCAGCAGAAAACCATTGTTCATAGTTTGTTGAATTTGGTTTCCCAAATAAAGATACTAACTCTTGTTCACTTGTAATGCTTACTATTTCATCTAACGGACCTTGTGTGAATTGACCAGCGAAAGCACCAACACTTGTTGATACTGCAGGAATAATTCTTGTTAGGTCTTTTTCTTGTACGAGAACACCTGGTGATACTTGAAATGCCATTTAGGTTTCTCCTTATTAAAAATTAGCTAATTTAAACATTTTTTCTTTTAATATATCTCAATAATCGTATTATTCATACGCCCATAGTTAAACATTTTTCATTACTATTATTTATAAGTCCTTAAATTTGTACTATTATTCGCCTCTACGTGTCACTGGATACCATACTTGTCCATATTCATCACTAAAAGGTTGTTCTTCTTCAGTATTAATACCATCATCTACAAAACCAAAAGGTGCCATATCTTGTTCTATTATACCTTGTTGTTCCTCATATAACTGTGAACGTATATTTAAATTTGTTAATTCTTTAAAATACGGTTGATTTGACAGCCAACCAAATAGTATCAAACAAGTCATTAAGTCATCATTACACCCTTCTTCTGCTTTAAACGAATTATGTTGACGAGAAAAAGTTGACATTTCTTCTATGATGTTAAAATCATTTACAATAACCTTATCAGATTCAATTATTGTTTTGATATTTGAACAACCTATTTTTTTAACTTGTTTAGTCATTCTAACACCTAAATTAGAACCTCTTTTACTAAATCCTATTCCTAATATTTGACCAGCACGACCTCTTTGAGAAGTCATTAAAAGATTATCATACTCTAGCTCAAATTGTAAAGCGTCAGATATTTGAGCACCTATATCGTTTACCTCTACCAATATGTGCGCTTTATTATATGCTTTACAAGTCTTCTCTATTATATTTGGAAACAATAAAGGCTTAACTTCATTGTGTCTATATTTAGCAACAATTTTCCAAGGCATTTGAGTAACATCAAATACAATAAACGCAGAATAATCTTTTGTAACACCTCTGGCAACGTCAACTGTACAAACATAAGTATGTCCATTTATAGGTTTTTCAAATACGTCTAAACCGTTATTAGAAATTAATGGTTTCATATATGCCATTGTTCTTATCTTTTTAGGATTTATTAAAGTATTTACGGAACCTAAAAACTCACACTCAAATTCTTGTTGGAATTGTTCTGGCGATGTGTTTCTAATTGTTTGTTCTTTCCATTTTTCATCTCTACCAGGAACTTCTGACCAATGTACTTCTATAGGAACATAATCGTTTCTACGATTTTCAGCATCTGTCCATAACTTGTAATATAGATTCATTCCGTGTGGAGTAGATACAATTATCATCTTTGTGTTTTTACCAGCTGATATTGTAGGATATACTGAATTAAAAAATTGTTCTGCGATTGTTGCTGGTACGAAAGCAAACTCGTCAAGGAAGATAATATTAAATGAACCTCCTCGAATAGCGGAACTTGAAGTCGCCGCTGCCACAATCGTTGATTTGTTTTCTAACTCTATATTACCTTTGTTCCAATTGATTACACCTTGTTGTAACCATTTAGGTAAATTTTCATAAGCAAGTTGAAGTCTTCCTAATATATCTCTCGCAGTAGATGATTTGTTCGCAAGTATAGCGATATTTGAATTAGCGTTAAATAAAGCATAGTGTAATAGATATGATATTGTTGTTGTAGATTTACCTGATTGTCTTGGAAGTTTACAAATGGTAAATCTATTATCGTGTATGGTACGAACAATATTTTTTTGAAAGTCATACATCTTAAAAGGTACAAGACCTTCATCAAGTGATACAATTTTTATATACTTTTCCATAAAGTATAAAGGATCATCAGCACATTTCTGAAATTCTATAATCTGTTCTTTTGTAAACTCTTGTGGAGTATTTACTTTTTTAAGATTAGGATTACCTAAATAAGCGTCTGTATTACTCATCTGCTGTAAAATCGTAATTTACTACTGCTCTATAATTACTTGAAATAGGATTACCAGCTGCGTGATAAAACTTTCCATCAAATAGTAAAATTCTTCCTTTCTTTGGAGTTACACTTTTTATTATATTTAAATCTTTTTCATTATCAAATATTACAGTATCGCCGTCACTATCATTTACGTAATACAACAAAACAAAATGTTCATCATCATAGTCCTTATGAGGTATTCCAAAACTATCTTCATTTAATAATGAAGAACTTGGTTTCATATTTGACTTGATTCTTTTAACCAAAACATTTTTTAAATTATGTTTACTTACAGTCAGTTCCAACACACTTAAAATAAAATTAAAATAAGGTGATCTTACAGTTAAATTATTTTCATTAATTCTCATAAACGTATGTACTAGCTGTCCTATATCTTGTACATTTTTATTGTGTTCAAATTTTTTACCTTGCGAATAATCACTTGTTTGAAAATTACCTTTTTCATCTTTATGACACGACATATACCAAGGGAAATCTGGTCCTAGTAAAACTTGTTCTATTTCGTCTTGTAACTTTTCTGGTACAATATCATCATATACTAATATTTGATTTTTAATCA